GTATTATCCCTGTAATCCTAGAAACATTACTTGAACAAAGAAAACTCACAAGAAAAAAAATGAAAGATCCTAATTTATCAGAAGATAAAAAAAAAGTATTAGATGGTTTTCAGTTGGCCTATAAAGTCACAGCTAATTCTGTTTATGGTCAAATGGGTGCCAGAACAAGTGATATATGTTTCAAAAAAATAGCCGCTTGTACAACCGCAATCGGTCGTGAAAGAATTTATGATGCGAAACATGGTGTCTATGAATGGGCTGAATTACATGGATATGAACCACCTGATGTTATTTATGGTGATACAGATTCTATATTCATTAAATTTTCAAGAATCCATAAAGATACAAAAAATTTGTTAACAGGAAAAGAAGCTTTACAATATTGTATTGATTGTGGGATTGAATTTGGTGAATGGTTAACAAAAAATAAATTAAATATAGGTTTTGAAGGAGATATTAAACCTCAAGATCTTGAATATGAAAAAACATTTTTCCCATTTATCCTTATTTCTAAAAAACGCTATACAGGGGATAAATTTGAATATAAAGCAAGTATATTAAAAGAAAGAACATCTATGGGTATTGTTATGAAACGCAGAGATAATGCTCCAATTGTTAAGTATGTCTTTGGAAATGTTGTTGAAATTATAATGCATCAACGTTCCGTGAAAAAAGCAATTGAATGGTTGGAAAAAACACTTTATAAGATTATTGAAGGAAAAATGGATGAATCAATGTTTATTATTTCAAAATCATTAAGTGCCTATTACAAAAACCCCCAAGGTATTGCTCATAAAGTACTCGCAGATCGTATGGCTGAAAGAAATCCTGGTAATAAACCTAAACCGAATGATCGTATCCCATATATTTATATTGAAGTTGATGAATCACCAATTCCGGATGGATTCTATAAAAATAAAAAACCAAAATTTAAGAAAAGACATATATTACAAGGTGATCGGATAGAACATCCAGATTATATTAAAGAAAAAGGTTTAAACATAGATTATAAGTTTTATATTTCAAATCAGATTATGAATCCTGTTAAACAAGTATTAGATCTAGATCCATCAACAATTACAGAAAGTCAATTATTATTTGATACAATCCTTAAAAAAGAATAATTATAAAAAAAAATATATTCATATTATTATAAAATGTTTGTAAATATGATGGGTGGAGGAAAAAGTATGATAACAGATAAAAATACATCTGAAATTTTTTTACTATTATTATTAGTCTTTTTAATTAAAGTATTCTTAGTTCAATATTCCTACAACACAATCGCTCCTAAATTAATTCAAAATTGGAATCAAGATTCTAAACCTTCACGGTTTAAACAATTAACATATCTTGAAGCCGCTTTATTTGTCATCCTCGCCAACAATTTGTTTAGCGCTTGGTAATTCATTAATATGATCATTTATAAGTATACATGTAACCTCAAATAATGATCCTTGTAAGGGATGTTCAACTAAAATTTTTCTAATGATATCATAATTCATTAAGTTTCTTATATCAAATGGTTCATCATTCTGACTTGAAAGTAAAGAAGATGTATTTGATATCATTAAATTTTCATTTTGTTCCATTACTAATATTATAATTCATTTTTCTTTATATTTTATTTAATTATTTAATTATTTAATTATTTAATTATTTAATTATTTTATTATTTTATTATTTTATTATTTTATAAGATAAATAATATAATACATATGGTTTTTAATTAAAAAAATGTATGATAAAATATTAATTAATTTATTTAATTTGTTTATAATTCCTAAAATTTTTTTCTAAGTCTAAAGTATAAAAATAATATGGGAGGAGGATTAATGCAACTTGTCGCTTATGGTGCTCAGGATATTTACCTTACAGGTAACCCACAAATCACTTTCTTTAAAGTTGTCTATCGCCGACACACGAATTTCTCGATGGAATCCATCAAGCAAACCTTAAATGGCACTGCTACACCAGTCAATGGCCAAAGTGCCACCTGTACTGTTTCAAGAAATGGTGATTTAGTTCATAAAGTATATGTGAATATTGATCATGAGGATACAAATATAACCGATTATGGTAAATTAATTAAACTTGCGGAACTTGAAATTGGTGGTCAAATGATTGATAAACAAACTTCCGAATGGAATAACGTTTGGAATGAATTATCAACTCCGGAATCAAAAGCGATTGGTCTCAAATCAATGCAAGGGTGTGTTGGGAACGCAACTAGCGGAGCGACAGTTGTTCAAATTCCGCTAAACTTCTGGTTTTGCCGTAATCCAGGTCTCGCATTACCTTTAATTGCTCTTCAGTACCATGAAGTTAAAATTAAGTTAGAATGGTTTACTGTTAATAATGCGACAAAAAACGCGGATGTATACTGTGATTATATTTACCTTGATACCGATGAACGCCGTCGTTTTGCTCAAGTTTCACATGAATACTTGATTGAACAAGTTCAACTTCAAACTGAGAGTAAAACCCTTAGTGCAGCGGCTGATGCTGAAAACCAAATTTCATTTTCTCTTAACTTTAATCACCCGGTTAAGGAATTAATATGGACAACCGATTCGAATGTGACTAAAATGAGAAAAACAAAATTAGTTCTTAATGGACACGATCGTTTTTCCGAACAGTCCGAAGAATATTTCCAACTTAGACAACCATTTGATTATCACACGGCGGTCCCTAAACAGAATTTACCAGTCGGCTCTCGTAATTTACAATTAGGGCCTGGTGTCCTTCCTATTAATAGTGTGACCCGTGCGTCCGCTCAAATCACAGCCGCCGCTGCCACCTTCGGTCTTGCTACCTCGGGGGGGAGCACTACGCTAACCGTGGATGCTACAAACGCTGCCGCGATAACCGGTGCGAATAATACACTTCCCCCGGGCACAAAACTCGCTTTCGTAACTATGGTCCAAGCGCATAGCAACTCCAGTGGCATCGTCCCCACTGGTATTTCAATTAACGGTGATGCGGAGACGAGCGACGACTCCGACAGCACGGTGGGGGTTGGATCTATTTTTATCGGTGAACTAGCTGGTAGCCTCCCCTACACCGGCAGCAGCGTCAACTTTACGACTAATGGTCTTGTATGTGTCGGGTCACCCGGTTCCCCGGCCTCGACGTTGATCGCTTCGGGCCAGTTACTGACGGGATTCGACGCCGCAACGGCCGGTACTAACGCAGTTACCGCGGCTTTCTCTGTTTTTGTTCTGAATGAAACAGCTGACCTTAATACAGCCCGCACATCCAAGATGAGTGAAAAAATTAATGTTTACTCTTTCGCTTTAAAACCTGAGGAACATCAGCCTTCTGGCACATGTAACTTCTCAAGAATTGATAATGCACAGTTATCTATGGCAGTATTAGGGAACCAAAACCAGACCGCCAACGTAAATATTTACGCTGTGAATTACAATGTTCTCCGTATCATGAGTGGTATGGGTGGCTTGGCTTACTCAAACTAAGTTCTTAAGATAATATTTACAAATATCTTATAATCATTTATTTTTTTTTTAATTTTTACACTATTAAATAAATCATTCAATTTGTTTATAATTCCTAAAATTTTTTTCTAAGTCTAAAGTATAAAAATAATATGGGAGGAGGATTAATGCAACTTGTCGCCTATGGTGCTCAGGATATTTACCTTACAGGTAACCCACAAATTACATTTTTTAAAGTTGTTTATCGTCGCCACACGAATTTCTCAATGGAAGCTATTAAGCAAACATTTAATGGAAGACCGACTACTGGGGATTCAGATATGACAGCGACTATTTCACGGAATGGTGATTTAGTAAGTCGTCTATGGTTAGAATGTACTTTGGATCGGACAGGTATGGGGGACATGACGACGAGTGGCGGTGCAAACACCAATTACACAAATTGGACAAATAATACAGGTCATGCTCTTATTAAAGAATGTGAAATTGAGATTGGAGGTCAAAAAATAGATCGTCATTATTCTCAATGGCTTGATATATGGAATGAATTAACGGATCATGAAGAAACTGAATTTGCAGGCCTTAATAAACATAATACAAAGGAGGGGTATTTAAGACTAGCTACACCCGGAACAGTTGGTGGGGGCACAACCCATGCTGAAATGAATACCTATTATGGTTCACTCAAGTTATATGTCCCCCTTCAATTTTGGTTTTGTCGTAATCCAGGTCTTGCATTACCATTGATCGCTTTACAATACCATGAAGTTAAAATAAAATTAAAAACACGGGGAGTCCATTCTTTAGTGAATGGTGTTGGGACCATCCAACTTCCAACATCACCACCGGATATTCAATTATATGCCGATTATATTTACCTTGATACTGATGAACGTCGTCGTTTTGCCCAAGTTTCCCATGAATATTTGATTGAGCAAGTTCAAAGAGTTCAAGGAGCGATGAAAACAGCTCAAAAACTTAATTTTAATCACCCAGTTAAGGAATTAATATGGGTCGTACAAAATGATGCTGTTGCTACATCGGCCCCTTCTGGGACCGAAATATTTAATGTAGATGCATGTAAAAATGATCATTACCATGAATCAGTATCATCTGGTACTGTAACACTCGGTGGTGATTTTCCATTCAAACATAAAAATGATTGGTTTAATTATCAGGTTGGTTATTCAAAGGTGAGAATGCCCGTTAGTACACCCTATTCTACAGAACCAGGTGGGAATAAGGTATATTTTAATGGAGCGGCATCATTAGAACCATTTGAAACCATGAAACTTCAATTAAATGGTCATGATCGTTTTACAGCACGTGATGCGACATACTTTAGAACGTGTCAACCACTTCAAGCCGGTCATAAAATGCCCAAAAAACACATATACTGTTATTCATTTTCTCTTAAACCAGAAGAACATCAACCTTCGGGAACTTGTAATTTTTCAAGAATTGATAGTGCAAAAATGGTATTCACAAATCCATTAAATAATGTGTCCAATCTTCAAATTTCAAACGATGATGGTACCTTACAGACAAACACACTGCCATTCAATAATACATTAACCGTCTATGCCGTTAACTACAATGTTCTCCGTATTATGAGTGGTATGGGTGGCCTGGCTTATTCAAACTAATTTCTTATAATTATTTTTTTTTATAAATAAAAATAATCTTTTAAAAAACTTTAGAATTATTAAAAAAATAATTTAAATCTTAATTTATTTCTTCCATTACATTATCAGATTCATTATTCTGAATTTCAGAAGTAACTTCCATAATTTTAGGATCTTCTTCAATTTCAGATTCAGGTTCAGATTCCGGTTCCGGGTCTGGTTTTTTATTTTCATTTTCATAATGTGTAATTATATCACATAAACCTTCATATAAGATTGAAACATTTTTCATTTCATTTAATTTCCAACACCCTCTACTTTGTGAAAGTTCAAAAATTTGTTTTAGATCAATTAATAATTGTAATTTTTCTGATTCCATATTTTATGAATATAAATATGAAATTTATTTTTAAATATCTTAAGTTTAGAAAAAGAAATATAATATAATAAAATTATAAATTGGTAAATAATTATGGTTTAGGAGTTACGGGGGGAGTTTTATAAACAACTGACCGATGGTGGAGTTGCTGGTTGCGATGACGAAGATGTCACCCGAGTTGGCGCCGTTCGGAAGGGACGGCACCCCATTCAGGTGGCCTTGAGCGGTGTTGCCGGTGACACCACCCTCTAGGAGGGA